ATGGCCCTGTCGAGGCCTGTCGCCTAATGAGATCGCATGCACGCTGATATCCATGATGGCCCGGAGCACACGCTCCAATCAGAGGCCGGATACATTGATGCAAGACCGTTATCTGCCAGATCGACGAAAGCCTCTTGCAACGCGCGGCCGGACCATACATTGGGTCACAAGCGGTAATAGTCAGACCGAGCAAATGTCTTCCGGTTTGCACCTCAAAGCACACGCAAGGCGTTTACGAGCACACCCCCTAACCAATGTTCCTCCAAATCGCGAACGCCGAACGCCTGGCGATGGAAGCCGCCGCACGCGTCTTTGAGCCGCCGCCGGTGGTCGACTATGTCGAGTGGGCGAAGGACAACATCATCTTCAGCGAACGGGAGAGCCCGTTCCCGGGGCCGTTCAACGTCGAGCGGTTTCCGCATGTCGCTCCGATCCTGGCGGCGCTCTCGCCGGAAGATCCGTGCCGTGTGGTGACGCTCGCGGGCTCGGCGCAGATCGGCAAGACGGTGATCGCCAACATCTTCCTCGGCGGGTCGATGGCGATGGACCCCTGCGATTTCCTGGTGGTTCATCCGACCGACGACAACGCGAGCCGCTGGTCGAAGCTGAAGCTTTCGCCGATGCTGAAGGGGACGGACTCGCTGCGCGGATTGTTTCCGGAAAAGTCGCGCGACGGCTCCAACAGCGTGCTGTTGAAGGAACATCGCGACGGCCTCGGCGCGATCCTGATCTCCGGCGCCAATTCGCCGTCATCGCTGTCGCAGGTCACCATGCGCCGCCAGGTGCAGGACGATCTGTCGAAGTGGGAGATGAACGCGGCTGGCGATCCGGAATCGCAGGCGGACAGCCGATCGCGTGCCCATGAGTTCGCGAAGATCCTGAAAGCCTCGACGCCGCTGGTGTTGCCGGGCTGCCGGATCACCAAGAGCTTCGAGGCGGGCAGCCAGGAGCTTCCTTACGTCCCGTGCCCGCACTGCGACGAGATGCAGGTCCTGGAATGGGAGAACATGCATGCCGCGCTCGATCCGGCCAAGCCGGAAGAGGCGCACTTCACATGCGTCGCCTGCGGTTGCTCGATCGAGGAGCATCATCGGCGGCAGATGCTGGAACGGCTGGAGTTTCGCCCTCACAATCCCGCGGCAAAGCGCGAGCATCGCTCGTTCTGGATCTGGTCGGCCTATTCGCATCTGCAGTCATTCGAGCGCATCGCGCGGGAATGGCTGAGGGCCAAGGGCGATCCCGAGGCCGAGAAGACCTTTCTCAATGACACGGCTGGCGAGGCCTACAAGGCCGCGAGCGAAGCGCCGCCCTGGGAAAAGCTCCGCGATCGCGCCGCGCAGTCCAGCTATCCGCGCGGCACGATTCCGGCCGGCGCGTTGTTGCTGTTCTTCGGCTTCGATTGCCAGGCTGACCGCGTCGAAGCCCAGCTCGTTGCGTTTGGCCGGGATCACCGCCGGTTCGTGATCGACTATGTCGTGATACCCGGCCACATCTCCGAGGCGGCATGCCAGGAACGGTTGACGGCCTTGCTGCAGCAGACCTGGCCGAACGCGTCGGGCCGGAGAATCGGCATCGACGGCGCCGCCATCGATGGCAATGCCTGGACGGAGGATGTCTGGGAGTTCGCGAGGAAGCATCTCTCGTCGCAACTGATCATGGTGCGCGGCCTTGGCGCGGATACCGCGCCGCTGCTGGCGCGGGTGAAGAAGGAACGCAACCAGCGTACCGGCAAGCTGCTGAAATACGCCAAGCGGTTCTACAATTTCGGCACGTCAGTGCTGAAAATGGCGCTGTACCGCAACCTCGCCAAGGAAGATGCGCTCGCCCAAGGCTATGTCGCGTTCCCGCGGGGGCTCGACGACGAATATTTCCGACAGTTGACCGCGGAGCGGCGCACGCCGGAGAAGCGGCACGGTTTGGTGGTCTATCGTTGGACCAAGGACGAGACGCAGGCCAACGAAGGTCTCGACACGATGCTGCAGGCCGAGGCGGCGGCGATCAAATACGGCGTTCGCGGGCTTCCCGAAGCGATCTGGGCGCGGCTTGAAGCCGAACGCGAGACGCCGCAGCCCGATGCACAGCCCGAACTGTTCGATGCGCCGCTGTTGACCTCGCTCGGCGCACCGCAAACGCCCCCGCCGGCGCCTCGGCCATCGCAGACGCCCGCACCGGCTCCGAAATTCACGCGCCGATCGACGCGCTCCGGCTACATGGATTGATCGCAATGCCCGCTGACCTTCCGACATTGCAGGGACGTCTCGATGCGCTGAAATCGGCGATCGCCAACGGCAGGTCCGAGGTCAACTATGCCGGCCGAACGACGAAATATCGTTCGATCGCCGAGATCCAGGCGGCGATCAAGGACGTGGAGACGGACATCGCCGCGCTGACCGGCACGACGATCCGCCGCACCTATCGCTTTCATTCGAACAAGGGCCTCTGAGGCACGCTGGCACCTGCCGCACAAGCGTTCCGTGCCGCCGGCGCGGTGGTCGCGCGCGCCTTCGGAGACCTGAGCGATGGCATCGGGCTTGAGGCCGGCCGCATGGGCCGCCGGCTGGGCAGTTGGATTCCGTCGCGCGTTCACGTCAACACACTGATCAATCAATCCGGGCCGAACACGCTTGCCCGTGCGCGCTATCTTGCGCGGAACAATGGTTACGCCTTCAGCGCCGTCGAGTGTTTCGCCTCCAACCTGGTCGGCGCGGGCATCAAGCCAAGCTGGAAATCGCCCTTGGCGGTCCCGGACGTCGAGGAAGATGGCGCCGATGAGGCCGCGAAGGCGGCCTCGGATCAGAAAAAGACCGTCCACGAGCTGTGGGACAGGTGGGTGACCGAGGCCGATGCCGAGGGCATCACCAATTTCTACGGCCTGCAGAAGCGGGTCGCGCGTGAATTGTTCATTGCAGGCGAAGTCTTCGTTCGCCTGCGACCACGCTACATCTCCGACGGCCTCTCCATTCCGCTGCAGCTCGAGCTGCTGCCGTCGGAACAACTGCCGCTCTGGCTCACCATGCCGCTGTCGAACGGCATTTGGATTCGGCAAGGCATCGAGTTCGACAAGATCGGCCGGCGCGTCGCCTATCACTTCTGGCGCGTCAATCCCGGCGATATCACACAGGCGCCGAAGTTCGGCGAGCGGGTGAGGGTGCCGGCGAACCAGATCCTGCATATCTTCGATCCGCTCGAGGCCGGACAGATCCGCGGCCTGTCCCGATTGACGCCAGCAATCGTCACGCTGTGGATGCTCGATCTCTATGACGACGCCGAGCTCGAGCGGAAGAAGACCACTGCGCTGTTCTCGGTGTTCATCACACGCCCGGACCCCGATGGCGAGATGTTCGAGAACGAGAAGGCGGGCGCATCGTCAGCCGGAGCCGCCACCGAGGATGATGGTGCCGCCGCGGTCAAGCTGGAGCCGGGTTCGGCGCATGTCTTGCTCCCCGGGGAGTCGGTCACGACCGCGGCGCCGGCGGACAGCGGCCAATCCTACGAGCCGTTTCAGTACCGGACCTTGACCCGCGTCTGCGCGGCGCTTGGCCTGCCTTATGCCGGCGTCACCGGCGACATGGTGGTGAAAGCCAATTACGGCAACCAGCGCGACGCGATGATCGAGGCACGGAGGCGCGCCGAGGCTCTGCAGAAGGGCATCATCGTCATTCAGCTCTGTCTGCCGGTATTTCGCGCGTTCATGGACTACGCCCATATCGGCGCCGCGCTCGACTTTGACGGCTACGCGGACAATCCGCGCGACTACCTGCGCATGGATTGGATTCCGCCGCGCTGGATGTGGATCGACCCGCTGAAGGATCGTCAGGCCGAAATCCTGGCCGTCGACGCCGGCTTCAAGGCGCGGTCGCAGGTGATCGAGGAAGAGGGCAACGACGCGGCCGAGGTCGACCAGCGCATCGCCGAAGATGCCGCGCGCGCCGACCGTCTCGGCATCCAGCTCTCGGGCACGCAGAGCCTGCGAACCATCATCGGCGAGCCCCCGCCCGATGGCGAGGCCGACACAGAGCCCGAGGAGGGGCCTGGCCGGCCGCCGAAGACAGCACCGCGAATGCCGGCGGAACGCGCGTCCGTGAGAGCGTCCAGAAAGCTACAGTGATGAACGTTGCCTATCCAAACGTTGCCGACCGGCTGTTCGGCCGCGCCCATGCGATCGAGCCGAACTCGCTGCGCGCGATCATCGAGGGACCAGTCGGGCAGCGCGTGCTGGCCGGCGAGCGGATCGAAGTTCACGCGGGAAAGAAAGCCGCGAAGGCGGCACGTCGTGGGCGAGCTCTCGCAACGGTCGAGGCGGAGCAGGTTCGCTCCAACGATGGCATGTCGGAATATGCGTTGACGCGCGATGGCGTCGCCATCCTTTCGGTCGCCGGCCTGATCTCGAAACGGTTCGACTGGCTCGCGGCGGCTTGCGGCTTTGCCACCTATGAGGGCCTCGGCGCCTCGCTCGAGGCCGCATTATCCGACTATCGCGTCCGCGCCATCCTGCTGGATGTCGACAGTCCCGGCGGCCAGGTCGACGGCATGCTCGATCTTGCCGATCAGATTCTAGCAGCGCGCGCCAAGATGCCTGTCTGGTCCGTCGCGAATTCGGTTGCGACCTCGGCCGCCTATGCGCTCGCGGGCTCGGCCGAAAAACTCTATCTGCCGCGGCTTGCCCAGGTCGGCTCGATCGGCGCGGTGATGTACCTCATCGATCAGTCGCTTCAGGATCAGGCGCGCGGACTGAAGTACAACGCCATCTTTTCCGGCGCCCGCAAGATAGACGGTTGGGAACATGCGACGCTCTCAAGCGAAGCGCGGGCAGTATTTCAGGGCCGCGTCGACCATTGCCGCGATGCGCTCTGCGATCTCATCGGCCGCCAGGGCCGCATGAGCGCCAAGGACGCGCTTGCGACCGAAGCCGCGATCTATTCCGACACCGATGCTGTTGAAGCGAGGCTCGCCGACGGCGTCCGCACCTTTGACGAGGTCCTGGCCAGCCTGACGGCGCAGGTCTCGCAGAACTTGCAACCCCGAATGGCGGCGCTCGCCGCGAACAGAGGAGCGTCAGCCATGACGACACAGAAAGACCAGATGTTGAGCGGTGCGTCGCCGACCGCCGTTGCCGCGGCACAGCAGTCCGGATCAGCATCAGCGGAAACGCCGCCGCTAAGCGCTGAAGCTCCGGCGGCGCCCGAACCCGCCGCGGCGGCGCCTGTCGTGGCAGCCGCGGCGGCGAAGCCGAAGCCCGGCGAAACCTGCGCGACCTGCGGCCAGGTCATGCCTGATGACGATGATGACGACGGCATGCCCGTCGATCCGAACGCGAGCGCGCCCGGCTACACCGTCGAGACGGCGATGGAGACGATGGATCTCTGTGCGATCGCCAAGCTCCCGCTGTCGGACGCCAAGGCTTTCGTCAACGCAAAGACGCCGATCGCGACCGTGCGAAGCGAGCTTGCCCGCCGCGCCGCGGACGCGACCAACGCGCTTGCGGTTGACGGCACCGCGAAGCCGGTCGGCGCGGCCGAGGCGGCTGTTGCCGCCGCCTGGGACAGTGTCGTCGAGGATTTGAACAGCAAGCTACCGGCCAACACGCGGCGTTAGAGTGCACTCGCAAAAGAGGAAACCCTCTGGCGCACACATCTGCTTAGACAGGCGACATCCGAACGAAGGAGGCCGCCAACTAAGGCAGCCTTACTCTCCGGCTGTGCAATCGTTGCCTCTACCTCGCTGGCCAAGGTCGCAAGATGCTCTGCCAGCCGCATGAACAACGCACGCTTCTGCGGATCAGTCGCCAGATCGCGGATCAGCGCGCATTCGGCTGCGTCGGCGCGCAGCTTCTCAAGGTGCGCCTCCATGTCCTTCATGACGATTCATTCTGGTGGTCGAAGTCCCGGGGATGCCAGCCACTCGTTCAAATGAGAGGCCGTTTCAGCCAGCCGCGCTTTGCGGATCATTTCGTCGCGTTTGGCGCCAGGTGGAAGCAGCTCAGCTTCCCCTCGTAGGCGCTTGGCTTCTTCGGCAAGGCGGACTTCAAGGGATTGGGTCTGTTTGAAACGCCGACGCTGCATGACACAACCTCGTGCTTACGGGTCCTAATCCGTAGGGTTCAGCAGTCCGATCTTAATATGCAGTCGGCCGGAAGTCAGTCCCCCGCGTAGAACGAAATTGTACGCTGTGGAAACTCCGTTCGCGGCACCCCAATGCCGTGAGAACAAACCGGCAATGCAGAACGCCTCTGTGCAGCGGACATCTCCGTTCCGGAAGACGGTAAGGCTCAGACCGAGCAAATATTTCCGGTTCGCAAGCCCAAGCAAGGCGTCAACGAGTACACGCCCCAGGCCCGGATACGCGACCAAGCGCCGGCCGTCCGACGACGGAGCCGGTCGCTGCCGATTGACCAGCCGTCGTCGTCCACCTTTAGCGGTCAACAGGGGAGAGAATCCATGACCACAGGTATCGTTCAAGTCGAGCCGAAGCATGCCGGCGCGTTCATGGTCAGCGAAGCGCCAGGGCGCCAGTCGCGTGACCGGTTCGTCGTGGCGCTCAACCAGTCGCTTGCCGCCGGCCAGGTGGTCGGCAAGACCGCCATCATCGCCCAGGTGACATCGAGCGCCGTGGCCGATTCCACCAATACCGGAAACGGCGTCATCACCCTGGATGCCGCAGCCCCCATTGCGGCCGGCGCTAAGAATGGCGTCTACCGCGCCGTGAACGAACTGGTTGCGGCCAACAGCGGCGAATTCGTCGTCTACGATCCGGACGGCATCGAGATCGGGCGCGTGGCGGTCGCGGCCACCTTCAACAACCAGATCAAGTTCGTGATCGCCGACGGCGCGACTGATTTCGCGATCGGCGACGCCTTCTCGATCACGGTCGGAATCGAGGAGACCGACTACCAGGTCGCGGCCTACAACCCGGCCGGCATCGACGGCAGCCAGCGCGTCGCGGGCATTCTCTGGGAAGGCATCACGACCGACGGCACCAATCTCGGCGCCGGCGTCGTCATCACGCGCGCCGCCGAAGTCCGCGGCGTGGATCTGACCTGGCCGGCCGGCATCACGGCGGTCCAGAAAGCCGATGCAATCCGCCAGTTGGAAAAGCTCGGCATCATCGTTCGCTGAGACTCG